GTGCAACTGATGGCGTAGGTGCCTGCCGTGTTGATCGTGACCTTCGTGTTATCCACGCCAGCGTCGAACGTGAAGTCCACGCCCCACGAGGGGATTGGCGTGCTCCACTGCACGAGGTTCGTCGCCGCCGCGTTGATGTTCTGCGATGCCGTGTTCACGAGTTGCAGCACAGATGCGGGCACGGTCACAGGGATGCCGCCAGCCGTCGCGCCGTCACCGATGAACAGCGCCTTCGTGTCCGTCGTGTAGATCGGCTCGCCCTGGTCCGGAGTCCCGAGCGTCCCGTCCGTCCGCGCGGTGTCCGTGCCGCGCTTGATCTTGATCTCTTGGGTGCTCAGAACGTCCCTCCGTCGATGTCACCTGCCTCGAAGGCGGGGAGTCCCAGGGCCTGCGTCAGCACGCGGACCACCTTCATGTTGTAGTCCGTGCTCGGTCGCGTGAACTTGATCTTGAACTCGATGAGCCTCGCGTAGACCTCGCCCGGTCGGAAGAGCCGATAGGTCTCCGTCGTAAAGCCCGAGGCAGAGGTCCAGCGCCACTCGATCTGGACGCTCGAGTTGTCGCCGTTCAGGTTGTCCATCGGACCCTCAAGGCTCCACCGCCTTCCCGTCGCATCCCCCAGCGTGAAGTTGCAGTCCGCTAGAGTCTCGGGCCGGATCTGGTAAGCCTCCACGCCACAGTTCGCGAGCACGCGCTTGGCTTCGCCCAGGTCGATCGGCGCGGGGATGTAGTAAGCCGAGAGGGCAGAGGACGCAGGGTCCCACGACATCACGTTATTCGTCACGTCGAAGTCGATCGGGACCACGCCTGTCGTGGCGTAGTCGTTCTCGTTCGCTGTCGAGTGCGTGTAGGTGACATCCGCGAGCTGCTCCGTGCTCTCGACTTCCTGCGCTTCGCCATAGGCGCCATTTGTCAGGCGCTTCCGCGCACGGACGATCATCCCCGTGCGTCCGGTCGGCGTGGACGCTTGGCCCACGAGCGTCACGTTGCTCGAGAGGTCGCGGCTGTCGGGGTCCAGCAGGAAGATCGGGGTCGCCATGATCCAGCCCCCGAGCCGTCCCTCCACCACGTCGAAGGTGCGGTCCCCGTCCTGGGGGGCGAGCTCGTACACCTGCTCGAATCCGCGCGTGGTGACAGTCAGCTCCGGCGCAGAGAGTTGGCTGGACTGGAGGGCATAGCCTGCCACGACCGAGACCTGCGGGCAGTTGCGGGGATCCAAGAACGTGCCGCGCCAGCCGATCGGCTGGAGGAACACGTCGTAGGTCGTGCCCTCCGTGAGCGAGTCCAGCATGAACTCCCCGTAGCCCTCGACCACGGCCACGTCCCCTAGGCTCGTCGGCTCCGGGCGCGGCAGGCCGTCCCCGATGCTCCACGTCGGCGCGTAGTAGACCCGCAGAGCTCGAGGCTTGCGCTGCCCTTGAGGCCACTGCCAGGAGACGACGAGCTGCTGGATCGTGCCTCCGCGACGGTCCCGCGTGGGCGAGAGCGTGGCGTTGAACCTGAACCCTCGAGCTCCTTGGGGGTTGCCTTCGCCCAGGCCGATCCCCGTGTCCGCTGCACTGTTCCCGGCGCTCTCCGTGCTCGGCGTCTCGCTGACGGTCGTGACGCCCTGCGTGCCGAATGCGGTGTCGTTGTAGACCGATTCGTCGTAGGCCAGCCCCATGATGTCGCGGCGCATGGTCTCCGCGTCGAAGGTGATCGACTGAACCACGAAATCCTCGGAGGACTCGTCCACCTTCCCGAAGCTGTAGAGGTCGCCCTCGCGAGCGACGAACTTCTCCGGCGTGGAGATCAGCACGTCGCTGTTGGCTGCGATCGTGCTCGAGCCGGAAGTGGGGACCTGCGTCCCGTCAATGGACACGACCTCAAGGGCGTCACCGCTGATGCCCACGTCCGGCGAGAACGAGGAGCGGAGCAGCAACTCGTAGCTGTTCCCGGCCTCGAGCGTGATGTCCCGGTCGAGCTTGATCGACGCGCCTTCGCTGAACGCGCCCACGCTCGTCGCGTCCTTCTCGTACATCGCGCCCCAGAAGAGAGCGCCCTGGTGATACTTGTCGTTGACGATGAAGCTCGGCGCCGTCGCTCGTCCGTGGAGCCGGACGCCCCACACGTCCACAGCCTCCGCGCCGCCTGATGCCGTGCCGCCGCCGTCTGTGAAGATGCCAAGGGAGAGGACGGAGAACAGGCCGCTCGAGGGCGTGTAATCGAACGACACGTCGATGCGATACCAGTCGGGATCGAAGACGATGCTGTTCTGATAGACGGGCGTGACCGCGTGCGACTGGTTCGCCACCGTGCCCGAGGACGCGATCACGGAGAGAACCCCCAGGGACCACGGGCTCGAGCTGGCGTTGATCACTGCCCGAACGCCGTCTCCGTTCAGCATCCCGTCGCCGTCCGTCCCGGTGCCTGACCGGAGGTCCACATAGATGGCGGTGTTGTTCGCCTGATTCGCCGCGTCGAGCTTGGCATAGAAGGAGACGTTCACGCGCTCTCCGTTCCACGTCGAGATGATCCCGCCAGGGTTCAGGGTCGTGCTCTGAATGATGGCCGGGGGCGTCGTGCCGAACGCGATGCTCGGGTCCTTCCGGATCTTCGTCACGAAGCCGTAGCTGCCATCGGTCGCCGTGTAGAACGGCGGGGCCACCGCCGTGTTCGTGATCGAGTTCGTGCCCGTCGTCGCGTTCGCGAGCGTCCAGTCCGATCGAGTCACATCGAGCGGGTCCGCGTGTTTCAGGAAGTTGATACCGCGCCCACCGTCCGCGACCTTCTTAAACACGGCCCCAGTGCCCTGCCCTGTGACGTAAGTGCGGACCTGAAGGAAGTCGAAGTCCTGGGCGCCCGTGTCGAGCGCCGCCGTGTATACGCATTTGATGCGATACCAGCCGCTGCCGATCGACTCCACAGTCGTCGCCACAGACGCATCGCTTGAGGTCACACTCAGAGCGCCCGCTGCCCAGTTGAGGACGACGAGGTTCGTGTGGTTGATCGGCGCTCCGGTCTGATCGACGAGCCTGTAGAAGTTGACGTAGATCGTTTTCGCTGCGGCTTTCGTCGGCTCCTTGACGAAGACCGAGTAGGCCGAAGAGAACGTGGACACGTCGCGGATGAAGTCGAGCGGGCCAAGCGTGCCGCTCGGCGGATAGAGCGCGTTCGATGTCGTGACGTGCTGGCCGAACGCGGAAGGCGAGAAGCCTGTGCCGTAGTCGCTGCCGTCGTGCCCGCCTGCTCTTGCGAGCTCTTCCCCGTCAGGACCCGTGGGCACCGCCCACATGAAGCTGACAGGAACCTGGCTCGAGGTGAACCCGGTCGGCAGGGGGTCCGTCGTCTCTGCTGCGAGGAGGTAAGACGAGAGCGAGCACGTCCCGCCCTGGGCATCCCAGCTCCGGAAGAACGAGCCCGCGCCAGGGAAGAAGTTGGCGATCACGCTATTCCCTCGGAGCCGCCCGCTCACGCCGTACTCCGGCACGTCGTGGGAGAGCTTGAACCGATCGCCGGGGAGCAGGTGAACCGCGTCGGGGCCGACTTGGAAGGAGACGCTCTTCTTCTGCGCGTGGTATTTGTTCAGCCGCAGAGTCGCATCTCGGATCGCTTGCGAGCGTCGAGTGACGCCGAAGAACTGCGAGGTCTCCTTCCGGATCGTGCCGAACTGCGACGGGTCCTGAATCGAGGGATGATCCACGAGGATCGTGCGCCGCTCGAAGTTCGCCTGGCTGTCGAGGATGTCGCCCTCGAGGCTGTTCGGGATCTGGTCTTCGCCCGTGTACGAGACCTTGAGCGAGTCCGGAACGATGTCGCCCTGCCCGAAGACGGCGACGGCAGGACGCGGCTGATCGACGACGGCGTAGACGATGGCGCCAGACTTCATCGGCATCGCGCGGCCCGCGCCGAACACGGAGATGACCGCTTCCCACGCGCTCTTCTCCGCTTGATCGAACACGCCGTCAAAGCGGCAGCGAGCCTCGTAGCCGCTCGTCGTGAGCAGCGTGGAGATGCCGAGCTCGTCCGCGAAGAACTCGTCTCCCTGGATCAGCCCCTGCGGCCAGATCGGATCCCCGAGGCTGTCCTCTCGGTTCCAGCGCACGAGGACTTCGGCGTAGTCGCTGAAGCCGTGGAAGCCGGAGCTGTCCTCCTTGAATTCGATGGAGTAGATGTCGAGGCGGTTCGACGCCTCGTTCAGTCCGCTCTCGAGGTCGTCGGCTGTGATCCATTCGCTGCTCACGCCGCCCGCCGTCACGTCGGTGATCGACACTGCCGCGCGGAACTCTCGAGGCGGTGGCGTGCCGATGGGCGTCTGGATGCTCAGGAGGCGCGACAGTTGCCACGACTGCGGGATCGACTCAGCCGCTGCGCCTGCCGTGGTCTGGATGCCAACGTAGAGCTTGACGAGTTGGAACTCTGCATCGACCGACGTGCCCATGATCTCGACGCCGAAGCAGTCCACGGTGCCGAAGGCGTCGGGCACTCCCTCGTCGCAGAAGTACGCCCAGTCGAGGAAGCTCTGCCAGTCGATGTCGGCATCGCTGAAGTCCGAGCCGAGACCGTACCGCTTATGCGTGAGAAGGTCAGCGGCGATCCACGCCGGGTTCGAGCTCAGGCGCTCGACGAACGCGGGCTCGCCTTGGCTGTTCAGCGTGCCGTCCCAGGTCCGGATCACCCGCCCCTTCACGAGCATCGTCATCGTGGGCCGCGCGTTCTCTACCTGATTGTCGGCCTGAACACGCACCGCCGCGACGGCTGTGTGGGGATACTCGAACTCCTGAGAGCGCAGCGCCGTGATCGTGTCGATCGTGGCCTGGTTCACTTCGTCAGAGGTCGCAAGCTGCGGGTCACTGACGAACACCTCGACGTTCCAGTAGCTCTTCCGCGTGTCGCCTGCTGCGCTCCGAAAGAGCGGGGCGCCCGTAGTCTGCGGAGTCGCGGCCACGTCTTGGATCGTCATCGCGCCGTTGAAGAGCGCCGTGTTGATCCCTCCGCCGATGTTCGGGTAGACCCCGACCGATGCGTTGAACGTGTCGCAAGGCAGCAGGAAGCGTGCAGATGACGAGAACGATTGCCGTGCTCCGACGATCTTGTTGCCAAACTCATCGACGCCAATCGTCGAGCTGCCGAGGAGCGCCATCGTGGCTGACGACACGAGCCCCGACTGGATGCCCACGTCGCAGATGTCCACCTTCGTGCGATAGAGCACGCTGCTGCTCGTGGCGCCCTCGAAGGATCCCAGGTAGAACTCCGAGCTCGCCGTTGTCCAGGCAGGGACGAGGAAGAACTGCTGCCCTGTGAAGTCCTGAGCCACGCCTGCCGAGGGCACGCCGTCAACGTAGAAGGTAACGGTCGGGAGATCGCCAAGTACGCCGCTGGCGGGACCTGCAAAGGTGACGCCGATATGCCTCCAAGTGTTGTCGGCAAGACCGCCGAGCGGCGCGGAGTGGTAGCGCGTGGTCTTCGCGGAGGTGTTCCCATTCCACACCTCGAGGACCAGATAGTAGTTCCCCGCTCCGGCTCCGAACGCGCCGCCGCCTTGCGGTCCTTCGTCCTTGATGAGAGAGATCGAGTGGCCGATATCGGAAGATCCCACGGACCCAGGATCCACGCGGTAACCTTGCCCAGCGGTCATCCTCGTGACGCTGCCCTGGGACCAGCTCATGACGTGGCTGCACGGGATCGTCGCCGTATCCCGCGCTCGCACCCACGCGGCCATGCTCCACGTCTGCGACGGGCTCGCCGTGATGTTCTGCCGGATGAACTGGAGCCCCTGCGAGTTGTTGTTCTTCAGGTAGTCGCTCGCCACGCTGTCGAGTCGAGCGAACCCCTGGGAGACCGCAGGCGCGTAGGTCGCAGGATCGCGGAAGTCGAACGGCACGTCGAAGATCGCAGGCGTGGTCCGGTTGGCCGCTGTGATGACGAACGCAGGGAGCAGCACCGTGTTCCCGAGCGGCGTTCCGCCAGAGTCCGTCTCCGTGTATTGGATCCGGACGGTCTTCTCGACCGTCTCGAAGCCGCCGCTCCCGTCTTGTTTGAACAGGCCACGCTCGAAGGCGATGCTGACCACGGCTCGGTCGGCAAGCTGTAGGATGTTCTGGGAGACGAACTCATCCGCCTGATCCGTGATCAGATCGCTCGAGGACGAGTAGCTGCCGGGCGGCTTCGTCGTCTCGTCGATCCCCGCCGTGCCCGTGATCGGCGTCAACTGGATGACGAAGCTCTGGGCCACGCCTTCCGGGCCGAACTGCCCGAGCTCGCCGTTCATGGCCGTCTGGTTCAGCGTGCCCGTGCGCCAGCTCATGTTCGCGTTCAGGTTCTCCGACGCGATCCCGTTAATCTGGAGCCCGGCTCGCTGTGAGGCGTTCGCAGAGCCCACCAGGGCGTCGAGGTCCGCGAACGACTCCACAGTCCCCTCGTAGTCTCCGAAGCCCGCAATCGGCCCCTCAGAGACCGCGAGGAGGTTATAGAGGTTCTCGCCCCCAGCCAACTGCACGGCGCTCGTCGCCGCGATGAACTGGTTAATGCACGGCGGCGCCGTCCTCATCACGCCGTAGACGATCGGGAGCCCCGCGCCCTCGGCCTGATAGGTGTTCTGGAACCCGTAGAAGCCGTAGGTCGCAGAGCCGTCCGGGTTCTCGACGACGGGCTCGTCGGGCTCTTGGGACGCGACGGCAATCGCCACCCCCGCGCCGATGAGCGAGACCGCCAAGCCGATCAGCGCGATCTCTGTGCCGCCTGACGGGCTGAAGCCCAGCAGGACGGTCTGCTCGTCGTCAACCTTCGAGTCCCAGTCCTCGACGCGCCGCCCGTCTACGAAGGCGAGGACGTGATCGAGTTGCTCGGCCCACTCCGGCGGGAGCAAGCTCCGAAGACGTGAGCCCCCAGGCGCGGCCTCGAGCTGCATGATCTCGCGCCGCAGCGGCTCGAGCGCGTTGGGCGTCAGGATCAGCGTGATCATGGAAGGCGATAGACTCCGTGGACGGAATGCGCGAAACCCTGAGCCGCCGACCGCTTCATGGCAAGAATGCCATGCGCTGGAGTCGCCGTCAGAAACGTCCCGCTCCTCGATTCTACAAGCGTCCACAGACCCCTTGCGAGGCCCTTCCCATCGGGATCCACTAGCACTAGATCGCCCTCGCGAGTCGCCTCGCGGAACGTGTCGCCCACTCTCTTCCAGCCCTCCTCGCTGAGGTACTCCTCGACCTCCCCGAGATGGCCCTCGGATCCGACCGCTCGGAAGAAGGTGGTCGGCGGGACATCCTTCCCGAGCCTGCGGTTGATCTCTTCAGCGACGGTCGAGCAGTCCACGGCGTGGAGCTTGTACGGCTGGCCCAGGAGGTCGCTGAACTCGACCATCAGATCCGCCCGCCCGTCTGCTGCACCGGGATCCCAGGGAAGCCGCCGAACCGCTGAGGGTGCAAGGGCGTCTCGCCTGCTGCCGTGTAGCTCGCTCCGTGAGCGCGGCACCCGTTCGGGCCGTCCAGGCTCTTGTCGCAGGTCGCCAGGAAGTTGGGATCGGATTCATCCAGAGAATATCCACACTCTGGGGAGCGATACTGGTGGCGGCAGTGCGTCCGCATCATGCGCGTCTTCGGGATCTTCTGGTCGAACAAGCTCCGCGTCCCGAGCGTCAGGGTCGCCGCCTTGGCGTCCGCAGCGGACTGGATCACACGGAAGGTCTCCTCGGCCACGGGCACGCCGTCGCCGCCCGAGGTCAAGGAGTGGGCCAGGATGATCTTCACCTCCTGCCCGACGAGGCCCTCGTGCGTCTCGAAGGTGCGGATGATCTCGCGGCTGACGTTGCTCACGGTGAGCGTCGTCTCCGGCAGGTTGCCCTCTCGGTCCCGCGTGATCATCTCGTGGGCGATCGGGAACGGCGAGTAGGTGAACCCGCGATAGGACACAGGCTCCGGCCCTCGAGTCACCCGGTAGCGCGTCGGCGGGTCGGTCGGGACGACGAGCTCGTAGAGCCAGATGAACCGCTCGAGCGTGGCGAGTTGGTTCTTCTCCTCGAGGATCTCGATGGGG